CTATGTCGATGTGGCTTGTATCGAAGGTCGAGTAATTGAAAAACAAGGACGCAAAAAATGTTGTCCGCATTGTGGAGGTAATTTGTGAGTATTAGGTGGATAACAAAAGTTTGGTCGGACTCGCCTTATGACGGGACTCGCCTACTTATCCACCTAGCGCTCGCGGATATTTCTCATGATGATGGTCGCTTCTTCGCATCACAGTCCAATCTCTCAACCAAGGGTCGATGCTCTGTTGAGTATGTCCGAAAAGTGATTAACGAGATGATTGCCGATGGACACTTGAAGATTATTACTAAGGGAAACTCCCGAGGTAACGCAACTGTCTATCAGTTAATATGGAAGAAACTGCCCAACTCTGTTGGGGAGGAACAAAGTTTAGGAGAGGTAGAACTCCCCAACTCAGATACCCCCAACTCCCCAACTATGGAGGCTCAACTCCCCAACGCCACTCCGTACCATCCGTCCTATACATCCGTCCTATCTACAACAAAGAGCGACGAAACTGCTATCGCAGTTGTCGCGCTCTCTGAAGCAGTTGCTCGGAGATGGTGGGAGAAACAAAGAGTTAAACCTTTGGGGAAAGGTGCGTGGCACTCATTACTTCAGATAACCAAAGCGGCTGAAGCAAGAGGCTATTCCGAGGAACAGATTGAACAGGCTTTGGATTACATCGGGACAGTTCCCACAATGCGTCAAATGGATTTAGTTCTTCGTGGAGTGGGGGTAAAAACCAAACATGAACAATCAGCAATTAGAGCAATCGACTTGGCAGAGAAGTTCCGTAATGACTCTATCTGACATCGCCATGCTTTTAGGATTCGTTGGTATCTATGACTTACGAGTACAAGTCGATGAGTTAAAAGTTCGGGCTTGGGCTGAGTCCCTAGATTCTGATATTCCTTTAGAGGAAGCGAAGAAGATTGTTTCATGGCATTATGCCAATCATGACTCGGCTGTCAATCCCTCACACATAAATCGGGAGTGGCGTCGTAGACTAGCCGACGCCCGAGAACGCGAGCGCTCGCGCTTGATGTCTCTTGAGTTTGAAGAGCAAGCAAAGAAAAAAGCGTCACCTGAATTCGTAGCACAGATTAAAAAAGAATTGTTAGAGAAGTTGAACAGAGGTCAAGATGCTTCGTTGGAAATTGATAATGGAACGGTGGCACCTGACTCATGAGGATATTTCCATTTGTAGGTTGGTACAGCAAGTGGCGGTTCAAACGAACTCAGAGGTTTGCCCTGCTTGCTTGGACGCCATCGCGGATGAAAGACTCCAATGGCAAAGTCTAAACCTAATAGAGTTTCTGAAGAAACACGATTTACAGTCTTAGCCCGTGCTTTCTATAAGTGCGAAAGATGTAATCGAGATTTCCTAGGTTATCCCGTATCAGTTCATCACCGTCGTCCAAGAATGATGGGCGGTTCAAAGAATGAGTTGCTTCATGAAACAGCGAATCTAATTGTTCTTTGTGGTACTGGAACTAGCGGGTGTCATGGTTGGGTTGAATCTAATCGAACCAAAGCCCGTGAACTTGGATACCTAATTCAAAAGATTGAGTCGGCTGAAGAGATTCCATTTCAAGATGAAACTGGTGTTTGGTGGAACATCGATAACCATGGACAAAAAACCCAACTGGACATGATTAGAAGTAACCCCCATGCTTGAGCCATGGAATGTTTTTGTCAGGTTGATGAGACCGAGCAGACGATTTATCGTCTTGAGTTCGAACAGCGTCCTTGGACGACCAATGCCGAACGCGCTGGTAATCGGTGGGAGCGAGCAAAACTTACAAAGGAATGGCGAACGGGTTTTCAACTCTTGGCTAAATATGAGAAGATACCTCCTATGGTTTGGATTACCGTCACGGTTGAACCACATCAGAAGGGTGGTCGTTTACAAGATGTAGGGGCGTGTAACCCTTCAGTCAAAGCGGCGATTGATGGACTCGTAGATGCGGGAGTTCTTCCCGATGATTCTTCGCAGTTTGTGAAGTCGTTGGTTTTTCTGCCACCAAAGAAAGATAAAAATTCGTTAGTGATTTACATTCGAGGAGTTAAGAAGGAGAGGACACATTGAACTGGGACATAATTTGGACGGCAGTTGGTTTAGCAATCGCTGGTTTTTTTGTACTACCGTTTTATATTGCTATGCTCATTGCTTACAAAAAATCTGTTATGAAAATTGAACTTGAGTTTGTGGCTACCGCCAATCAGATTCAAAAGAAGGTCAAGTTTGATGATGCTGTCGAACGCCTGTTCGAAGAAGGGGAAGCGATATGAGTACAGTTATGGAAGCAACAGAGTTAGACGGTAAAGGATTAGATGAGGTCAAACTCTTGACCGATGCTATCCGCACACATCAAACGCAGATTCAAGATTTAGGAAAGCGTCGCAAACAGTTGATTCTTCGACTGCGTAAACAGCGCATTACCTATCGTGAAATTGCTGAAGCAATGGGAGTATCAGAGCAGTTGATTTACAAAATCATTCGCAATGATATTTCTCGTACACCTGAGTACGATGCTGAAGGCAACCTAATTCGTAGACGAGGACGACCAGCGAAACCAGTTGTCTAATGAAGTTCATAGAACTTTTTGCTGGTATCGGAGCCTTCCGACTTGGACTTGAAAGAACAGGTCATGAGTGCGTGTGGGCTAATGAATGGCTCGAGAGACCTAGGAGTATTTATGCCCGAAACTTCGGAGAACAACCCGATGGACGAGATGTTAGAACTATTTCCGCTGGAGAACTTCCAAGTGCCGACCTCCTTGTTGGAGGATTCCCTTGTGCGACTTTTTCAGTCGCAGGTAAGCGAACTGGATTCTCCTTGGATGACACCCGAGGGACACTCGCTTTTGAGATGTTTAGACTCGCAAGCGAAAAAGGAATACCTTACCTACTCTTTGAGAATGTTAAAGGTCTCCTCAACCACGACGGAGGAAGAACCTTCGAAATCATCCTCGAGGTCTTGGATGGCTTGGGGTATGACTGTCAATGGGAGTTGCTTGACAGCCAAAATTTCGGCGTCCCACAGCACAGAGAAAGGGTTTTCCTTATCGGACATCTTAGAGGAAACCCCCGACCAAAAGTATTTCCTATCGGAGCAACAGGTAGAAGCAATGATGGCGCGAACTCGGAAGAACGAGAAGGAAGGCAGGGGTTTTTCTCCGACATTTCTCCGACCCTCGACGCCCACTACTACAAAGGAGGAAACTCTCGACAGTATGTAGTCGAGCAGTTCATCCGCAGAGATAACGCTTTTAGAACTTTTGAGAATGTGGCTCCAACTTTATTGGCTCACATGGGAACAGGTGGAAACAATGTGCCATTTGTTAGACCAGTTCTCGATGTAGCAAGAGTAAACAAATCACCAAACGGGCGACTCATTAAAGATGATGGCGACCCGATGTACACGATAACAGCGCAAGACCGTCACGGAGTTCAAATCGGAGATGAGGATGGTTTTGCGATTAGGAAATTAACTCCCTTGGAGTGCGAGCGCCTTCAAGGATTACCCGATGGATGGACGGAGTTCTACGATGACGGACGACGAGTTTCAGATTCCGAAAGATACGAACGGTGCGGAAGGACAATCACTATCCCAGTCGTGGAAGCGATTGGTAGAAGGCTTCATGAGTTCTACTGAGCCATTCTCATTTGAAACGATTGAGAACTTCGATGAACATATCGCGCAATCAATCCCAAACTATCACACATTGACTGAAGCAATCTGTGACTTGAGTACATATTTCATGACTGAAGATACTCAGGTGATTGACCTTGGCTGTTCAACTGGAACGCTACTTGAGCGACTTCCCCATCACGGCAAGAAAGTCGGAATCGATATAGCCGATAACTTATTGCCTGAGTCCCATGATGAAACTATCTATGTCCGCAAAGACCTACGCGCTTTCAATGGATTCGGTAAGTCGAGTCTAATCATTTCAAACTTCACACTTCAGTTCTTGCCCTATGAGGACAGACCAAACATCTTGAGCGTCATCTATGAATCTCTAGTTGAGGGTGGGGCTTTTATATGGGCAGAGAAGGTACGAGAAGAATCGGGTGAACTTGAG